TAAATTAAGGTGTAGTGCAGCCCCACCATCAAGATACTGGGAGACATCTTTTCCGTGGATATCAATGCGATCCAAGATAGACCATTCTTCAGATTCCACAGGATAGAAATAGGAGTTATAGCAGTCCCTGGGACTGAAGAAGCCATCCTCTTTGTCCCATTTGGCATTCTTGACACCTAAGTTCTCTGCAGGAACAAATTCAGTATTGAATCGGACACCATATTCCTTCAGGGCTTCCTTATTCATCCTTGAGATTGTCCCCAAGACAGTCTGAAGGTATTCCTCATACAGTTTCCTGTTGAACTTAGAAGACTCTCCTGAGATAAACTCAAAGGACTCCAAAGCACCATTGATACCAATTGTCAGGAACTGTTTGTCTATCGAAATAAAACCAGCAGAATATGCAGGAAGCATCCCAGCCTTGATCATATCTTCGTGAAAGCTTCGGTGAGCCAGCAGATACTTCTGCACTCTATCGACAATGTACCTAAGGTTCTCTCCTCGCTGAATCAGTCGATTAAAGTTGATGGTGATTACCTGTACGGATCCTGTGGATACCCCACCAGCCCCTAAGGTATAACTGAAGGTATTGTCTGCCAGTTCATTACGGAGACGACAGCAGGAAGCCAAAGAATCAGCACTATCAGATTCGTAATGGAAGAAGGAATGCCCCTTGGACATTTGGTCTGCCAATAAATCCATAAACTTTGTGTCTTTTGGTTTTCTTGTGTCTTTATCCACTAAATAGGCTGCAGTTAGCACAGGGAAAGTCAACAGTTCCTTCTTACGTTCCTTTCTGAACCATTCCATGAAGAATGCCTGTAAGCGAGACAAAGATTTATAGTCAGGTACAGAGCCGTCAGGGAAATAGAATTCATCGAACAGGGACTCAAAGTAGAAATAGTCAAAAACAGAGATATTCCAAAAGATACTTTGGAATCCCCGGGCAGCTGCTGGCTGGTTCATGGAATAGATGACACCCTGAAGCTCCTGTTCAATCTGTTTTCTGTTGCTGATCAGGTACTCAGAGCCATAGGTCTTCTTTGCGAAATAATCAAAATACATCAGGAATTCGACAGTAGCGACTGCCCCGGCAAACCCTCCTGCTAACTGATACATAAGGTTCACAAAGGATCCACAGAAAGACTGAAGGTTCTTCGGAGCATGAGAAGTACCTCCCAGCACCTTAGAGCCATCAAACAGGAAAGGATACAGCGTAATAGAGGCACAGTATGGCTTTAGGCTTGTCTCATCATGGATGTAGATCAGGTGATTATGGATGTCCTCAAGATACTGGTCAGCCAGTTCAACACCCCAGCGTTCCTTCAGTCGTTCATAGACAATCATGCGGTTCACCTGAATGGTCTCAAATTTGTATAATTCAGCCTCCATTGTCGAAACATTCTTACTGGTAACATTGCTGTTGCTATCGACAATAGAGCCTTCTGCAGCATTCTCTGCATGAATATAATTATTTATAAAGTCTAACTTTGTTTTTATCTGAATAGGTGTAAGTTTATTAAGCATATTTATTTAATACCTCTGAATTTATAAGTTTCGTCCTCCCAAATAAACTTCACTTTCAAAACATTATCTTTTATCAAATGTTTGAAGTCTTTTCGGTACAGCTTCTGATTACTTTTGGGACTCTCAAGACCACCTAGCTCTTCCCGGTAATCCCCTGTCTTAAGCCAATCCAATCCATACCATGCAGCCATCTCATCCATCGGTGTCTCTTCCTCAGGCAGACCTGAGTAAATAGCAACAGGAATACAGTATCGTCTGTAGATGGCGTTCACAAGTTCCCTTAAGTCGTCCAAAGGAATCCCATTGGTAGTCCCTCCCATCAGCAAGATACAATTGACATCCTCCTGTAAAGTACTGTCAATGTAAGTCATAACTTCTGAAAGAGACAAGTCTTCCCCTGATTTCCAAAGGTGCTTAGAGTGACACCCAGGACACCTCTGCTGACAGTTTGCGAATTCGACAACAAGTGCTGTCTTACCGGGGATTTCAGACAATGTGATTCCTCCGACAGCATAAATTGGATACATTTCAAATCCTCCTCTAACTAAAAAGGACTATTCCCCTCATCGTCCTCATCGTGAGAATAGTCCTCTATTTCATCTTCATCCAGTGCAATAAGCCTGTCTGTATTCTTGTCATATTTTAGATAACCAGCCAATCCAGTCTCCCCGGTAAAGCGACCCTTCAGGATCCTGACTTTAACTGTGTTCTTGTCTTTGTTGTCTTTACTCTGTTGGTTACGTTCCAATGCCCACACACCATCAGATAGTTGAGACAAAGCCTGTGATCCCCTGAGGTGGGACAGGGATATGACTCCCCCTTCCTCAGCTGGAGTCCCATCTACTCTTTTCAAATGGGACACGACCAACAGTCCTACTCCTGTCTCTTCCACAAGAGACCGCAGCCTTGTCATTAATACATCAGTCGCCTTTCGTTCATTCTCAATATCGAGTCCTGAAATGGCAATTGATATATGATCCAAGATAATAAAATCACACTTACTGCCAACAGCCATGTACCGAATAGACCTGATTAAGTCTTCTTCCTCCAAGGATCCGAAGTGTTCATACAAGACAAACCTTCCAGTTCCTAGAGTTTCCTCAAAAGCCTTATGGTATTCTTCATCAGACACAGCATGTCTATTCAAAGACAATCGTTTTCCCACATGGATCGACATGATACCTTTGGCAGTCCTTTTGACATTCTCTTCCAACATCAGCATCCCCACCCGGAGACCTAAAGTTACCCCAAGATGGTGAGCTATCTGTCTGACGAATGTCGTCTTTCCTGTGCCTGTACCAGCTGTAATGGTTATCAGTTCTCCCTTACGGAGACCCATAGTCATATCCTGTAGTTCGATATCCCAAGGAAGAGGATAGCCTTCAGCATTGTCGTCTTCTTTACTGAGACTGTCCCATAGGTCAGACCCATTGACAATACAGGCTGGCTTATAAGGCTTAGCGTTCCAAATTGCTGAGACAACAGCTTCCGCTTTCCCTGTCGTCAGACATTCATTGGCATCCTTACAGGGCAGCACAGCAATCTTGACTTTCCCAGGTGTAAGCATGTCGCAGACAGATTTGACAGCATCTCTCCCCGGAGTATCCATATCGAACATGAGGACAACCTCAGGGAAACTTTCTAACCATTCATACTGAGCCTTAAATGTTTTCCTTGCTGACTGGCAACCATTGGGGAGGGACACAACAGGAAACTTATTCCCTGTCAATTGGGAGACAGTCAGTGCATCAATTTCTCCTTCCGTAATAACTAATTTAAACTTGCTATTACCTCCGGGGAAAAGGTGCTGTCCGAAAAACCTGTCATGCAATTTACCTTTGACTTCAAATACTTTGTTTTTATATCTTAGTTTTTGACCGACAATAACCCCTGAGTCGTCCACATAGTTAGCTACCTGAACTGGTTGACCCTTGTAGGATCCCACATAGTACCCCATGTGGCGACAAGTAGCTGCTGTGATCATGCGTTTCTTAAGGGGTTCTATAGACATGTCAGCAGGAGATATAAGGTCACTAGAGGCAGTCTTTAGTTCCCTTACATCTTCCTTTTCATAATCTCTGTGAGTCGTCTGACATGAAAAGCAATAAGAATGACCATCACTGTAAATACATAAAGCATCATGACTACCGCAGTCAGGACATGGAATGTGAGACTGTGTAACCACGACATCCGCTTCATTCAATTTTGACCTCCTTAATTTCAGCATCAGGATATAGAGGCAGTATGTCTTTTTTGATTATGATTTTTTGGGCATCCGTAAGTTTGCCTTTAATACTCTCCGCTAAAACATAAAGGCTTGTCCGATAATCAGGGAAGTCGTACTGGGCGACACAGTCCTGATCTCTGTCTTTTTCCAAGACACCAGTATTGTGCAAGACAAAATGGTATCCAGTGTCAAAATCTCCTCGCAACCGGGCTTGACGGAATAGACTGTCCTTCGTAAAGTCCTTAGGAAGCTCCTTAAGGACAATGTAGATATATAAGGTCTCCTCTCTTTTCCTAAACATCGGCAGTAGAATCCTTCTTCACTTTTTTCTGTCGTAATCCTGTGGTATCCTTAGGAGCTTCCTTGAACCAGCTTGCAGGAATCGCCTTATGGGCATATAAAAACCCATGCTTTTTACACCAGTCAGCATGGGAAGTCGGAGAACCTTTATAAATTTTTGCATTGATATTACTGAAGACAAAACGGATGTCCAAATTGGGATACTGCTCTTTAATTAACAAATGTTTTTTCCTGTCTGTGGCATCAAAGACACCCTTAGTCTCAATGATGATACCATTAGGCAGGACGAAGTCAGGAGTGTAGCTGTGAGAACTCTGTGGGATCGTATATTCGATCGAATAGCCCTCATAGACAGCCTTGACACGACTATGTTTCAGCTGGTCTGCTATGGAATCCTCAAGACCACTCCTGTATGGAAGCACTTTATGGTGGAAACCACCTCTGCGATTAAAGATTTTCAAATATATCAGAAATCACTTTCAGATTCGTTTTCATTTTCTTCCGTATCAAACGGAACTGCATCTTCAGCAGCTTCTTCCTCTTCCACAGAATAGCCTTCCTCAGCACCAAAGCCAAGAGACGAAGCATCTGCTCCATATTCGCCACGATGTTTCATGGTAATTACCTGGACACCATTAAGGTACATTGCGATACCATAGTTGGTAGCAGACACAGCATAAGGTGCAAGGGAGACAGCCAGTTTGATGATGGATCCGTGTCCAATGTCGCCTTTAATCGGATGACCTTTCGAGTCAAAAATAGGGATAGTTTTGGTGAATACTTCGCCAGTCTTGGATTTGAAGGTAGCATTCGTTTTCGCCTTGAAGATGATGTCCCCATCTTTGTCTTCCCGGTAACTCAGGTTAGGTACAGTACCACGTTTGAATTTTTTGTCTTTGAAATCAGGACTGGTGCTGGCAGCTTCCCATTCTTTTTCCAGCGTGTCCATGAGTTCCTTCGTGTCTTCCTCAGACAGTTTGATCTGTACGGAGTACTTCCCTGTGTCTGTACCCATGTAGGTTTCAGTAGTGCGTAAGCAAGGATACATCGCAGTACCCTTAGGGGTTACAATAGTTTTTAATTTGTTGTCTTTAGACAAGATATCTTCCTCCTTAAATCAATAAAGTAAAAATTCTCTTACACCAGTCGTTTCAGGTACAGGATAGCGGATGTCTTCATAATCCTCAACCTGTTCTGCCATCAGTCGCTGCAGAGCAATCTGAGAACCGATAAAGAAATTAAAGGTGTCCTCAGGACTGCATTTAGCTTCCGCAATGTTGATCACTTTCTTGCCTTCAGTCAACTTTGCGATAACTTTATTTCCCTGACGGAAAAGTACAATGTTATACTTCGGTTCTTCTTTACCTTTGGCAATTAAGTCCACTTCGTTTTGCTCAACGAATAAACAAGAGTTGTCGTCAATGTAATAAATACAACCATTATGCCCATGATGCCAATTATCCCAACGAACAGTATAGGTTTCATCCGTATCATTGATAGACACCACAGTCCCTATTGAACTATTAGGCAATTTCCAATAAGTATCAGAGTATCTATCAGTAATCAACTTCACCCGGTCACCAACCCCAATTACCTTAGTTTTGTCCTTCTGTTCAGGTTCATCTTTAGGAATTAATTCCACTGCGTCCTTAGTGATAAATAAACAAGAGCTATCTTTAATATCAGAAATGTCACCATCATGCCCATGATGCCAGTTATCCCAACGAACAGTATAGCTCCCATACTTACGGATAGCCATTATAGTACCTTTTGCACCTTTAGGCAGCTTCCAAGACTCCCAGTAATAATTATTATTAGTATCAATTAACCTTACCCGGTCACCAACTTCAATTTCCTTAGTTTTGTCTGTATCGTCATAGTTTTTCATGTCTACTGATCTCAAAGCCCAGGTCTCACCATTTTCCCACCTAACAAAAGGAACATCACTATTTTCAAGAACAGTACCGACAGTTCCCGCAGGAACCCATTCGTTTTTCCTAACGCAAATAACCTTATCACCTTTATAAAACATTATTACTTCCTCCCTGTACTTCCGATACCTTTAGTACCTCGCTTAGTTTTCTTAAGCTCCTTCACTTCCTTGACTTCCACAGGTTCTCCCTTGACGAGGATCATCTGTGCAATCCTGTCGCCAGCTTCAATGATTTCTAAAAATGAGCCAAGGTTTTCGACCAATAAAATAATCTCGCCACGATAATCAGAATCAATAATGCCAGTCTGATTGGCAAGACGGAGCTTCGTATTTGCTCCAATAGAGCTTCTCAAATGGATAGCCCCATAGTAACCTTCAGGAATCTCTACAGCTATCCCTGTGTGGATCTTATAGGCTTCCTTCGCAATCTTAGTGGGCTGCAAGACAACCCTCTCAATTGAAGCTAAGTCTAAGCCGATAGACCCTTCTGTCTTCCTCTCAGGTGCTAATGCGTTCTCAGACAGCCTGATGTAAGGAAGACAAATAGTGCGATAGACAACACCTTCTTCTGTCGTCTTCAGCTTCCCTTTTGCTACTGTCACTCCTTCACCTCCTTTAGTTTTTCTTTTAATAATTATTATTAAGATTAAAGAAAGGAAACCTTAAGGTATCCATTAGTTACCTTAAGGTCTCCTCTACTTCTTCAAGATGTGTGCCAATTAAAATTTTTGCGGATTTCTGCAATTTTATTTTGTGTATTTACACAATTTTGTTAGTTAACAGAAAATATAGGGACTCTTGAGAACCTCTTGGATATCTAATGAATCTTTAGACGGAATTGTCGGAAGTTTTTTCTCAGACAAGAACTGCATGTCTTTCCTAAAGTTATCCAATACATCATTTTCTGTATAAATATTCACAAAGGACTGTCTGACAACATCATACATTGTCCGTGCCTGGGAGACAGGACAACCATAGGAATCATGGATCATGGCGAAATGGTGGATCCCAGCTTCTACGGAGTTTAAGACAGTCAGCTGAAGGTGGGCTGCATCCATACTGTGAATGAAGTTAGGAGCAATCCCGGAAGCCTGTGCCTTGCTGTCTACGTTCCCTGTGGGTTCACAGCCATAGAGACGGATCCTCTTGCCAGCACAGCGGATTTGGACAGTTCTTGTCTCTACCTTCATGTACGACTGCTGTACTGGGAGTCCCATAGGAGTTACCCAGGTAACAACATTACCCTTCTTAGTAACAATCCTTGCACAGTCCTGCAGCCATCTCATGCCCTCGACAGCCTTAACTACTGTCTTACCTACAGCTTCCCATATCAGTCTTGCCATATAGACAGAACACTGCCATTTATTGTATTTGTTGAAGACAGAGCCATCTTCCTTTTCGATGATGTCAGGATCAATCGTGTCGTCCATAATTTGGTCTCTAAAGCCGTATTCTTTAGCACCATAGGCAAGAGTCATTGTCGGTCTTTTGGTGACCTTGCGAGTCACTCCGTAAGACAGCCAAATCTGAGCCAGTGTCCTTGTGCCATACTTGACTTTCCCTGTGTCGTCTGTTTCGTCAGGAGTCCCATTCTTGCTGTCTTCCTGCAGCCTTTCGTTGACTTTGGCAGCTACTAAGGCATAGATGTCATGAGGTTTGTCTCCGGGAATCAGGTTGACTGCATAGCCCCCAATAGGATCCCTGAGGATAGCTGAGAAATGCTGAAGACCTGAGCATGTCCCATCCATTGCAATTGGTATCTCGGAGACAAAGCCTTCAGGATTCCCATTGTGATCCTTTTCCCAGTCCTTCCATTTTTTCCATTCAAAGCACCAAGCCAGCATCTGACAGGGAGAGTCCTGATCTGCCCACCAAAGGTGTCCTAAGGGATCCTCTGCGGACGCTAAGATATCTTTTTCATTGTCTTTTACCCACTGCACCCTATCGTCATAGCTAACCTTGTCTACCCCAGCCAAATTAGCACCATGAATAGCCAGCCAGCGAATGTCTTCCATTGTCTGACAGGGAGGTACACCAGCGAAGAGGATTAGAGCCTTGTTCAAGTCGTCCCCCTGAAAATTGAATGTCGGAATAGGATAGACACGACCACGGAAGTCCATGTTGCAAGGGAAATAGATCTTGTCGTATTTGGCAAACATCCGGGCTGTCTTTACATGAGACAAAGCCCTCAGAGCCTGAGATTTCCGTCTTGTCTCACTCTTATACCACCCCGGCATGACTTCCTTGTAGTGTTCCAGTTCTTCCTGTGTCGGATTTTCAGACAAGACACAAGGCTTAGGAGCTTCAGCGAAATAAGGGAGACCAGCTTTACCTCCTCCCTGTTCGACAATCTTTTCCATGACTTCTAAGACAGGAATATTGATGTGCCAAGGAGTCTCTTGGATCGCATTGATGGCTGCACGAACCTTTGCCAGTTCCACCTGGGCTAACTTGCGGAGATACTGCTGTCCGAAGAAAGTCCTTGCGTCATGAAGACGAAGAAGGTTAGAGGAGTTCTGAAGGTCACCATAGTATCCCCCTTCGTTGTAGGCAGTCCAAGGTTTGGGAGGGATGACTGTCGGACACAGCTTGAAAGCGTGTTCCACCATGCTGATCTCCGAACGCTGCCATGCCTCAATCAGCTTGTTGGAAGCTTCGACAACCAGCATCCCTTTAGCTCCTTCGGCAATCACGAAGTAACTGGAGCTATCGACAACAATCTCAATGAAACATGCTGCCATAGCTTGGGCTTCCATGCGATTCCATTTGGCAGGAGAGAATCCTTCGTATTTCATATGAGCCTGAAGGTATGCCCTTCTGTAGAATCCTTGTACCCTGTTGTCGATTCCCTTCAGGACTTGCTTGGGGTATTTTGCAATCTTGGAAAACCTCTTGAGGCTGTATTCATCGAAAATTTCGACAGACAAAGACTGGGCAATGTTAGACAAGATTACAGTCCGTTCCTGTGCCACCATTGAGATCATGGTGCTGATGGTGGAATACGTTACCAGGTCGTACAGTTCGTCCTCTTCGTCCTTGTAGGCATCCGCAAGTTCCATAAGGATCCCAACGTAGCTTGGCTTTACTCCTTTTTTGACCTTGAGCTTGTCTTCAAAAAACGATTCGACATTTGCCCGGACAGCATCATAGACAAAGCGGATGAAATGTTGCCCCAAGGGCTGGGTGCCAGCTTGTCCTTCAATCCGTTCCTTTTCCATGCTTTGGCGAAGCTTGTCTTCAGCCTCTTTTTTGAACCTTGATTCAATGAACAGCTGTTCGTTGTAAAGGTTTCCATACTTGCCTAAAAGTTCCTCAACAGAATACATTTGTCTTTTCCTCCTTGTTTTGCTTGATTTTGGGCGTAAAAATACAACCCTTGGTGTTTTAGCTTACGAACGCTTGTTCGTTAAACTTGGGCTTGGTTTTGATTTTACCACTTTTTCCGTCCATAAAACAGGACTTGATTTTAAATTTTTGTCTTGACTTTCGAGGAGACAGAAAGTTCTGCGTTCCGCTCCGTTCCTTCGGATTCCTACCGATATTTCACACTTTTCAATGGTTTTTCTGACTGATATTTCACAGTTTTCACGTTTTTAGGCTGCCTATAGGAGATCCTGAGGGCTGCCCTAGTGTTGCCTATAGGAGATCCTGAGGGCTGCCTATAGGAGATCCCAAGGGCTGCCCTTGTGCTGTCTTATATACACCAGCTGCTTTTACCTGGTATATATAAGGCAGCCCCGGAGAGATCCCCGGGAACTGCTGCAAAAGTATTATTGTTATTGAATTTCTATAGACATGATCAGAAATAAGATTATGAAAGCTATATAATCACGAAGTCGTCTTAATAAGGCTCTTTTAAACCATTTCTTTCGTTCTGTAGATAGTCTTTTGTATTCCTTACAGATTTTTAACATTTTGTTTACCTCCCA